CTTCTTCCGTGACAGTAACAGAAACGTTACCTTCTGCGGTAGTTGTGGCAGGTTTACCAGAAGCTTCTTCAACGACTACGGCCGGACCACTAGGGTACGCACCATGATTCAAAAACAAATTGGCTTTTCCGCCAGCAGTCTTGACTCCGTACATCGCTTTCTTAGCTTCTTCTCTGTATTGAGCATCATCCCTATACCTATTCGTATAATAAGCCATCCATTCTTTGTTATCAGTTGTATAATAGTCTCGAGCATTCCTCGACAACGTCCAAGCTTGTTGGTCCGTTAGTTCTCCATTATCAACCTTTCTATCCAAATAATCCATAAAACCGAGAAGTCCTCCTCCATTAGTTTTATAAGCAATTAACTGCTGAACGACATCTTTATAATCTCCCGATATGTCAGATTCTGCATAATTGCGATTTTTATTTGAATTACGAGCACGAGCGGACTCGCGCCTATATTGAATGCGGCCTTTATTTTTTCCTTTTGAGTGCATCTCTACTACGGATGTACGCGTAAGGACATAAGTGACAATCATCGTGCCGAACGCTGTGATGATCATACCCGCTAAATAACCCTTCCACCATTTACCAAAATGTGTTCGAAACATTCCTTTCTTAACCTCTTCTATGAGTTCTTCTACTTCTGGATCTATTCTACCTTCTTCCTTACCGGAGTTAAATTGGTAGTTAAGTCCTTCATAAGAAAAACTAATTTTAGCTCCACGAGCTAACTTATATAAGGCATACAAATTATCCTCGATATTTCCTTTACCAGGACTATCGGTGGCCACAAAGAAATCGAGTTCTTCATCAACCACAGTTGAATAAGATGGTGTATAAGGGATGTGTCTGGGTTCTATTGCAACCCGCCATTCGGTTTGAGCTGAATTTTGCGTGCACACAGGACGGACATAAAGATCCACCTGATCAGTCCAAGCAAGTGGGACTTCGGACAAAGCCCACATAGGCATTTGCATCGCGTCGGACAACTCGTCTAAAGCGTCATTCTGAAACAATTCGGCCAGTTTGGCTCGACGTTCTTCAGAAAAACCAGGGTTAATGAGCCATTTAACGGGCTCAGAGTCACTAGATGCCAATTGAGGTGGCAAATCTTGTGTAGGACTAATATATATAGCATTTTGGAACACTAACAACGAGCCAGGGGCAATTTTATCAGATCTAAAGCAATTGCATCCCTCTGAGATAAAAACTCGATTATTAGTTTGGCCAAGAGAGTTTCTATCAACTTTATCCCACATAATAGAGGGACCAACTCGACCATCTGCCCGACCCCAAGTCATATCCAAAGTGTCAGTGTTCATTTGATGCATACGAAGCATCTTTAATTGTCCCATATAGCACAATTGAAATCCTGTGA